CGTCCCGTCCGCTCCCGCGGTCGAGCTCCGCGAACCGAGCGCGCCGCGCGACCGCGCCTACGATTGGCCGAGGCGAGGCTATCGCGATCACGCGCTCGACGATCACCCCACCCTGTTCGAGGAGCTCGAGGCCGAGGCGCTCGATGCGAGCCGCGCCGGTCGCGCCGATTTTTTTGGTGCGAGCGCAACCCGAACACCGTCGCCGGCCAAAAAATCCCCTGCAAAATCCCCAAAAACGCCGGAGGCGGTCGAGCTCGTCCCGCCGCGTCTGGAAACTCCCCGACCCGCCGACGTCGTCGGCTCCTATGGCGCCGAGGCCGCCGGCTGGATCGGCCGCTACCTCCGCGACGAGCTCCGACCTTGGCAACGCTACGCGCTCGAGCGCATCCTCGAGCATCGCGCCGACGGCTCGCTCCGCTGGCGCCGCGTGATCCTCACCGTCTCGCGTCAGTCGGGCAAATCGATCCTCTCCCGCGGTCTCTGCGGCTGGCGGGTCGGCGCCTCCGATCTTTTCGACGAGCCGCAGGAGGTCCTCCACGTCGCGAACCTGCGAGGCACCGCGGCGAGGATCTGGACGCCGGCCGCGCGCACGCTCGAGGAGACGCTCGGCGTCACCGTCCGCCGCTCGAACGGCCAAGAGGCGATCGAGCTCGTCGACGGCTCGGCTTGGCGGCTCGCCGCCTCGACCTTGGACGGCGGCGTCGGCTCCTCGGTCTCGCTCGCCTTCGTCGATGAGGCTTGGCGAATCTCGCGCGACGTCGTCGACGGCTCGATCGCGCCGACGATGCTCGAGCGCCGCTCGCCGCAACTCGTCCTCGTCTCGACCGCCGGCGACGGCGGCTCGACCCTCTTGATCGAGGACCGCGACGCCGCGATCGCGCAACTCGACGACCCCGACTCGGCGCGCATCCTCCTCCTCGAGTGGTCGGCTCCGCCGGAGGCCTACCCCGACGACCGCGAGGCCTGGCGCATCGCCTCGCCGCATTGGACGCCGGCGCGCCTCGAGGCGCTCGAGCACGCCTACGCGACGAGCTCGGAGGCCGATTGGCGCCGTCAGTACCTCAACCAATGGGTCCTCGCGGCGCGCTCTTGGATCGCGGCCGGCCAATGGAAGGCGGCCGAGGAGCCGGAGCTCGAGCTCCCCGTCCGAGGAGGGACGGTCGCGATCAACGACCGCGACGGGCAACCGGGCGCCTGCGGCTACGTCCTCGCGATCGCCGCCGGCGACGACGTCGTCGTCTCCGGTCGCGCCTTCCCCTCGAGGCGCGCATTGTGGGCGGCGCTCGAGGAGCTCACGGCCGGACGGCGAGGCCTCACGCTCCTCTATCCGGCCTCGTTCGAGCGTCACGTCAAGACGCTCCGCGGCGTCACGACCGCCAAGGTCGGCACCGCCGAGCAGCGCGCCGGCTACGGGCCGACCCTGGCCGCGGTCGTCGACGGCCGTCTCCGACACGACGGCGACCCGGAGCTCACTCGGCAGATGCTCACCGCGACGCCGGTCACGATCCCCGACGTCGGGACGACGTTGAGCGCGCGCCGCTCTCCGGGCCCGATCTTCCTCGCGCGCGCCGCGGTTTGGGCGGTCGGCTACGAGCTCCGACCCGACCTCCGCCGCAAACCGCTCATCGTCGCCGCCTAGCGGTCCTCGGCCGATCGGCCGATTGCGGAGCTCGAGCTCGCCGGCGATCCTCGAGGTCAATGAGACTTCGCCGGCGAGACGGGCTCGTCGAGGCGGCCGCGCCGCGGCCGCGCGTGCCGGTCTTTCGCTCCGGCACGTCGCTCGAGATCGCCGAGCTCGCATGGCAGACCGAGGGCGTCTCGCGCGAGGCCGCGCTCACGATCCCTTCGGTCGCCGCCTGCCGCAACCTCATCGTCGGCACGATCGTCCAGCTCGACGCCTTCTGCTACCGCGGCGAGGAGCGGCTCGACGGCGGCTACCTCCTGACCAAGCCGGACCCCTCGACCTCCTGGACGGCGACGATCGCCGGCACCGTCGACGACCTCCTCTTTCACGGTTACGCCTTTTGGAGGGTCCTCGAGCTCGACCCGGAGGGCTTCCCTCGCCGAGCTCGCTGGACGCCGTTTCGCGACGTCACGCCGGTCACTCGCTCGACCGGCGGCTCCTACGCCGTCCTCGAGGGCTACCGCGTCGCCGGCGTCGAGGGCGTCCTCGCGCCGGAGGCGCTCATCCGTTTCGACGGCCAAGCGCCGGCGGTCCTCGAGACCGGCGCTCGCATCCTCGCCGGCGGCCTCGAGCTCGAGGAGGCGGCGCGCCGCCTCTCTGCGGTCGAGCTCCCCGCCGGCGTGCTCAAGAACGAGGGTTCGGAGCTCAATGAGGAGGAGGCACAAGCCTACGTCGAGAAGTTCTCCGAAAACCGCCGTCTCTACGGCATCGCGTTCTTGCAGGGCGTCGACTACTCGCGCGAGAACCTCTCGCCGGCCGACCTCCAACTCCTCGAGGCTCGCCACAACATCGCGACCGAGGTCGCGCGCCTGTTCAACGTGCCGGTCGCGATGATCGGCGCCTCGCCGTCCGGCCACTCGAGCGCGATGCTCTACGCGAACCTGACGCAGATGCTCTCGATGCTGGTCTCGACCTCCTGCGCGCCTCACCTCAACGTCATCGAGACCACGTTGACGGACGTCGCGACTCCGCGCGGCCAAGCGGTCGCCTTCGACGTTCAGCAGTTTCTCCGCGCCGACCCGCAGGCCGCCGCGGACTACGCGATCGCGCTCCTCGGCGCCGGCATCGTCACCGTCCAAGAGGCTCGCGCGATGCTCGGCATACCTTCGTCCGGCGGTCCGCCGGACCTCACCCCTGGGAGGGTCTAATGCTTCGCTTCGAGCGCGAGGTCCTCGTCGCCGACCTCAATGAGCGGACGATCGAGGGCGTCATCGTCCCTTACGACGAGGTCGGCACGATCAAAGGCCGCGATTACCGCTTCGCGGCCGGCTCGATCCGGCTCGGCCGGCGCACGCCGCTCCTCGTCGACCACGACCGCGGCCGGCCGATCGGCGTCCTCGCCGAGCTCGTCGACGGGCCGACCGGCGCCGTCGCGCGTTTCTCGGTCGACGCGACCGCCGCCGGCGACGAGGCGCTCACGCAGGCCGCCTCGGGCTCGCGCGGCGCGCTCTCGGTCGGCGCCGAGGTCCTGCGCTCGACGATCGACCGCGGCGGCGTCATCACCGTCGAGGCCGGCTACGTCGCCGAGGTCTCGCTCCTGGCGCTCGGCGCCTTCGACTCGGCCGGCGTCACCCGCGTCGCCGCCGAGCAGGAGAACGGCGGCGAGGAGCCCGAGCCCGAACCGGGCGAGGGCAACGGCGAGGAGCCGGCGCTCCCGCAGGAGGAGCCGGCGCCGATCGAGACCGCACCGGACCAAGAGGAGCTCGAGCTCCCCGACCCCGCGCCGGCGGAGCCGGCCAATCCCGAGGAGGGACCAATGGAAGCCGCATCGTCGCCGCCGGTCATCCGGGCCGGCCGCAACCCCGAGCCGCGCGAGCTCCTCGCCGGCGAGTTCGTCCGCTACCTCGTCGAGGCGCAGCATGGCTCGCGCGACGCCGCTCGCATGATCGAGGCCGCGCTCACCGAGACAATCTCGACCGACGTCACCGGCCTCCTGCCGCCGACCTACGAGCGGACGGTCATCGGTGGCAAGGCGATCCTCCGGCCGCTGTTCGAGGCCTTCCGCTCGCGGCCGCTGCCGGGGGTCGGCCTCAACGTCAACAAGCCGAAGTGGGTCACGCACCCCAACGGCGCATGGGCGGCCAACGTCGACGCCGACGCGACGACCTCGAAGGCGGTCATCGACACGCAGACGGCGACCGTTCAGCGTTGGGATTGGGCCGGCGCGATCTCCTGGGTCGTCGTCCAGCGTTCCGACCCGTCCGTGATCGACGCGATCTACGCCGAGGCGGTCGAAGACTTCTACCTCGACGTCGAGGCCAAGGTCTACGGCGAGCTCGGCGCCGCCGCGCTCGGCACCGCGACCAAGCTCGGCGCCGCGATCGCCGAGTTTTTCGTCGCGACCGGCAACCAACGCTCCCCCGAGGTCATCATCATGGCGCCGGACGTTTGGGGCGACTTCGCCGACACCGGCGCGCTCTCGGTCGCGATCGCGCAGGGAGGCGTAGCCGCCGGTCCGCTCGCTACCTCGTTCGCCGGCATCCCCGCCGTCGTCTCCGGCACGCTGCCGGCCGGCGAGACGATCCTCGCGACCCGCCGCGCCGTCGACGCGAGGATCACCGAGCCCGTCCGCCTCACCGCCAACGCGATCGGCGCGCTCAACGTCGAGCTCGCCGTCGTCGGCGAAGGCCTGTTCGATACCGACTACCCCGCCGAGCTCCTCCGCTTCGCGGCGATCGTCCCGCAGGTCGCGAGCTCGTCGACGGCGAAGGCATCGAAGGCGGCCTAGTGGCCGATTGGCTCACCGTCGACGACGTCGCCGCCTACCTCGACCTTCCGGCGGCCGGCGTCCCGACCGATGACAACCTCGCGCTCTCGACCGCGGCCGCCAAAGCCGCGGTCGAGCGGCGCCGCTCCGATCTCGTCGTCCCTGGCGACCCGGACGCGCTCCCGCCGACCGTCGACACCTTCACGCCGACCGACGACGTCAAGCTCGGCGCGACCCTGTGGGCGGCGATCCTCTACCAATCGCGCTCGGCCCCCTCCGGCTTCGCCGGCTACGGCGACGAGACACAAATCTTCGACGCGCTCGGCGCGCGCCGCGCCGAGGTCATGCGGCTGATCGGCTGGCGGAGGCCGGTCGCGTTTTGAGCGTCTCCGTCTCCTCGGCCGCCTCGCTCGCGCGCCGCGAGCTCCTCGACGAGCTCATGGCCGCCGGCATCGAGGCGACCGGCGACGCCGGCGCCTTCTACCCTCAGCCGCTCGGCGTCCTGGTCGGCCTGCCGACTCTCACCGGCCGCCTCCTCGACGGCTGGCGCTTCACCATCCCCGTCCTCGTCGTCTCCGGCGATCCGCTCAACTCGGAGCCGGCCGTCGACGCGATCTACGCGCTCGCCGACGAGGTCGCCGCCGTCCTCTCGACCCCGTCCTATCGTCCCGCGTCCTACCGCTCGACCGCCAACGCCGAACCGCTGCCGGCGATCGAGCTCGTCGCCACCGTCACGACCGAGGAGGTCTAGCTCATGCCTACCACAGACTCCCGCCAAGGTCCGGGCACCCTCAAGCTCGGTTCGACGGCGCCGGACATGATCGAGGTCGCGCCGCAGGCCGCGACGGTCAAGCTCACCCCGTCCGTCAACTCGAACGACGGCACCCCGACCCTCGAGACGCCGGAGCCGGCGCCGGACACGACGATCACTTGGGCGCTCAACGTCTCCGCGATTCAAGACTTCGAGGACCCCGCCGGCTTCGTCAACTTCCTCATGGATCACGCGCTCGCCGAGCTCTCGTTCGAGTGGGCCCCGAAGGGCGCGACCGCGGCGCCGCTCTACAAGGGCACCGTCCAAATCGTCCCGATCGAGGTCGGCGGCGACGTCGGCGTCCAGACCGTCACCGACGTCGAGCTCCCCTGCGTCGGCACGCCGACCCGCGACGATACGGCGCTCGCGCCGCTCGCGAGCTCGAGCTCCAAGTCGAAGGCGGCCGCATGATCCGCTTCCGCGGCGTCGTCGAGTACGAAAACGGCGAGCTCGCCGAGTGGAAGGCCGGCTCGGCGGCGATGGTCCGCTGGGAGGAGCACGCCGCTCGGCACGGCTGGCCGGCCTACGACGGCAACCGCGTCCAGACGATGACGGCGTTCCTCGCCTACTCGGCGCTCTCGATCCTCGAGGGCTTCGAGGTCTGGCTCGGCTCGGTCGTCGACGTCGACGGCAACCCGACGCCGGAGATGCTCGAGTCGGCGGCCGCTCAAGGCGTCGAGCTCGGCGAGGTCGTCCCTCCTACCCTGCAGGGAGCGTCCGACGCATGATCGTCGAGCTCTCCCTCGCGACCGGCCGGCCGACCGCCGAGCTCCTCGAGCTTCCCGACGAGGAGCTCGCGACGATCGTCGACGTCGTCGCCGAGCTCGCCGAGCGGCGTGCCTAGGACCGGCGTCACCGTCATCGGCGCGAGGGAGACCGAGCTCGCGCTCAACGGCGTCGCCGTCGACCTCTCGCAGGCCGCCGGCGGCCCGATCGCCGAGGCCTCGATCGCGACCGCGGAGGAGCTCGCCGGTCTCCTGCGCGCCGCGGCCGCGGCCTCCGGCGTTCCGGTCGCGCCACGGGTCGCGCGCTCGGTCACGGTCAAGCAGGGACGGCGGCCGACCGTCTCGATCGGCGGAGCTCAACGGGTCGGCGCCGGCGGCGCGCCGGCCTTCAAGCTCGCCTGGGGCTCCGAGCACGGCCCTGCCGAAGGCGCCGACGTCAACCACTTCGCCGTTCCGCGCTCCTCCGGCTACTGGATCAAGCCGGCCGTCGACCGGCTCAAGCCGGCCGCTCGAGGCACCTTCGACCTCGCCGTCGCCGGCTCGATTCGGAGGCACGGTCTCTAGTGGCTGGCTTCGGCCCCGGCAACATCCTCATCCGCATCGGCGCCGAAGGCGCGCAAGCGATCACCGAGATCGAGCGCGTCAACGCCTCAATGGCGACCTCGGCGACCCGCTCCGAGCGGATGGGCGCCGCGCTCAAAAAGGCGGCCGTCCCTGCGGCGATCGCGCTCGGCGCAATCGCGATCGGCGCCAAGCACGCGATCGACGCCGCCTCCGACCTCGAAAAGCAGGTCGAAAAGACGAATAAGGTTTTCGGCGCGTCTGGCGCCGCGGTCGAGCATTGGTCTCAGGGTCTCGCCGACTCATTCGGCCTGTCATCCGACGAGGCACTAAAGGCCGCAAATAAGTTCGGCAATATGTTCGTCAATCTCGGCTACGGCGAGAAACAGTCGGCGAAAATGTCGGAGCAGATGGTCCAACTCGCGAGCGACGTCGCGAGCTTCAATAACGTCCCGGTCGATCAAGTCTTTTCCGCGCTCCAAGCCGGCATCGGCGGCGCGACTCGAGGCCTCAAAAAGTACGGCATCATTATCGACTCGACCGCGCTCAAACAGGAGGCAATGCGTCAAGGCCTTTACAGCGGAAAAGGCGCGCTCGACGCGCACGCGAAAAGCGCGGCGACCATGGCGCTCATCCTGCAG